TTTTATTGTTTTATTAAAATAACGGGACCGGCCAGACTCTCCGATCCTAATCCACCATGTTCATATTCGATGGTGGCGGGCCAACCTTACGCTTGGCCCTGCGTGTCTTCTTTTTCTTGCCTTTCGACTTAGGCTTAGGCGTCTCTATCTCTTCTCTCTCGATCGGCAGCTCTATATTTGGTAATGGCTCCACAATGGGGAGCCCAGCGGCATCAAAATCACCGAACTGAATGTCCGGGAAAGGAGCTGTCTCACCGTTTATAAACACACCAGGCACCAAAGGGATATCAGGGTTGTGGATGCATGGTGGGGTGAGCAAATCACTCAAGGTATAGCACGAATCAAGCCAGTTATACCAGAGTTCTGGGTCATATCCAGGGAGAACAGAATACATATGCTCGATGAACCATTCATGGTATTCATTCGGATATTGGTTCTCCACTTCAACGAGTGAGGAGTAAGTTCTCAAACCAAAGGGGTTTGAGGTGGCATCCATAACCGTGCCACTTCGCTCCATCAAATCAACCACTCGAGTGCAGAAACTACCTATTATTGGCGTATGTTTATCTGTCAAATAATAGGAATATGCTTTCTCTTGTAGCTTGATCAATGGATCCAGTTTCCCCTTCGGAACGGTTGTGTGGAATTTGGATAACTGGCGATATAAATCGCAACATGAAGTATTATTTCCAGTCCAAACGTCGGGGGTGTAGAGACGTGCGAGAAAATGAACTCCGGGTTGGTACTGCTCAATGCGTTCGGCTTTCAAAATGAGGCCGACGCTCTCAGCAGCGTTGGTAAATACCAACGGATCTAAATTAGCGGAGAGTCCATCATCGCCACCATAAATTCCCAAACTCGCAAACGCCTCAACCTTAGTAAGGAGCATTTTGCGGTAGCCTATGTAAGCAACGAAGGCTGTATCGATTGAATTAAATAAAGAAGTCTCAGGGGAACCGGATAACCTAGAAAATCCGGTTTCATACCAAGTACCAAATACACCAACACCTTTAAGGTGTTGTTGTGACTTCAATAAATCCAATAATTTCTCATGATACACAGGGGAGAAAGCTCGCATACATAATGCTCTCTCAAAATCACGGAGTAGGTTTGAAATGGTGC